ATGTGCCACCCATAGGGGTTGCCGTCATCATGATGGGCAAGGGTCAATGCCAGTAGGATACTGAGCATGAGATGAACGTACTGGAGTATTATAACTCCTATGCACTATGTAGTCAAGTAATTTTGTAACTTACGATACAATATTAAAAAACCTTAAGGGGCAAAAATTTTGGCGAATTTTTTTTGCCCTATATTTGGTTTTACTTTCGCTTTTTGTTTTTGGACTTGGGTGGTTCGTTACCCCAGAGTTTAGGACTGATTCTACCTTCTGCCTGCTTCATGGTAACGAAATCACGCTTATACTTATCGTAGTAGTGATCAAACAATTCTGACTGCTTTGCTGCAGCTGATATGTCATAATATGAGGTTCCATCAATTTTATATTCAATCAGGAACGCATTATTAGGCAAAGTTTTATCATTTGCCAACTCGGGATCACAATTTTCGTGAATGATTTTCATAAGATTCAAGAACGACCTCCCCATTGGATATCAGTGAATGCTTCAGACACAACATCTTTAGAGATTTTGTATTTTGTTTCAAGATTTTTGTCTTTTACTAGACAAAGAATTTCTGCTTCGAGAGGATGCAATCCTTGGAGAATATCAATGAACATTGTTTCTCTACGAAGAGATGATAGTGTTGGATTACCACCTTTCAAGAAATTATAGAACTTGACATATTCTTTACGAATGGTGGTAAACCCTTGATCGTTTGCACCAAGAGAAGTAGATCCAAGTTCACCCATCTTACCAACAGCATCATTGATCTTATCAGATAGTGATCCTGTGCTTAATTCATCTTCTTTATTGCTTCCATAAGGAACTGGACCATCTGGCAATAAAGTTACAATGGTCTCATCAAAGTTCCAGATAAGAACTGCTTTGAGAGACATATCTCCATATTGTTGGAGAACTTTTACTTTATTTGCTTTGCTTCTCATTTTAGAAGCAGCTTCCAGAACTTCAAACGCAAATGGATTATGTGGAAGTTCTGGAATTTTTTGCGCCGCAGGTTTTTTTGCTGCGGGTTTCTTTGCAGCAGTTGCTGCTGGTTTCTTTCTACTCGTCGTCTTCTTCGCTGTCGTCATAATAGTTTTCAAAGTTAAATGCAATTACTTCATCTGGAATCAAGTTTCCTTGCCCATCAAACATTTCGGGGTGAACTCTTGGGACATCATGATAGTTCATTAAGTACTCTCTGGCAACCCATCCACCAATAACCCCCACCAGGAGGAACATTACAGTTAGGAAAGATCCTACAACTAAACTTACTGCTAACATCTTACTGTCCTCCAGAGGAACTAATTTTTTTTACTTATCCCTATCGATAAGTCAAACTTTATATTGATCGTTCTCTTAAAAAAAGAGATGATCTGATTGAATGCTAATTTAAAAGGTTTGGTCTGATGTGTTTCTTTTTGTTTTCCTCCCGTCAGTATAAATTCAAACCCACGATCGATATTGTAATCTGGTTTATTTATGTCGGTATCCTTACAGAATTTTGCTTTCTCTGAGGTATTGGATTGTTTCTGTACATCCTCCGATTTCTCTTCCATCACAAATTACCTGGGGAAATGTTGATCCATCACCAAACTTTTCGTAGAAAGCAGTACGATCAAAATCTGCTCCCAGATTACGAACTTCAAATTCTTGATTGGTGAGCTCAAAAACTTGCTTGACTTTTTCGCAGTATGGACAACCGTCCCGCGTATATACTTCAAATTTCATATCTCAATTGATAAAAATTATATGATAATTATAGCACATCTTATCTATTAGATGAAGCTAACCAGTAATTTAATGCCTGAAGATTTCTTGCTGCAAGATAGGTTGCTCTTGCGGTAGGTATTTCTGTGTCTGTTGATGATTTTGTGATTGCTGTTACTATACCACATCCAAGCACTGTATCTGCAGTAAGGACATTAGTAACTCCTATAGAAATAGTTGCATTTTGATCAGCAATTGCCAGTGTTCCTGTATTTAATTTAATTCCCTGTGTAAATTCAAATGCATTTAAACTTTGTCTCCAGAGAATATGCTTATCTACAGTACCTTTAATAACTATTCCACCATTAGCAGCCGTATTGTCATCTGGTCCATTTACACTAAAAGTACAAACTGCATTACCATTACCACCTACAGGATTTGATAAAGTAAGAAATCTTGCTCTGCCAGTATCATCATAATATTTTCCAGTAATTCTTGTCCCAGGGTTTAGGGTAAGATTAGATCCTTGAGGTACTGATGCTACAGAAACCAATACATTATTGATCAGATCATTATTACTGAACAAATCTTTGGATTCTAATTGTTGATTTAAGAATATAATGTCAGACCCACCAGTAGCATATGCTCTAAAAGTAGTAGCAGTACCAAACCCAAGAACTACCTGATTTGATTGTGCCTTAAAAGTATTAGTTTGGAAGTTTGCGGTTTCACCTTCAATCTTAGTAGTTCCTCTGAAGGTTGCAACACCAACTTGGAACATTCTATTAGTATCAATACTAGTGATAGTAATATTACCAGAGTTGACAGAAATGCCTGAGAATGTAGACATTCCCACAACTTCCAATCCACCACCAACAGTTAGATTATGACCAACTGAGGTCATTCCAGAGATCTGTGCGTCCCCAAGAACATCTAGTTTAACAGCAGCAGTAGTTCCAACACCAATATTACCAGTTATTCTTGCATTACCAAGAACCATGAAGTCATCACTAGTGGGTAATCCACTAACCGCATAATATAATCTACCATGACATAAGAAAGATACCTTAGATTTAGGATTTGAAAATCCTATTAAAGATTGTCCAGCATCTAATTTAATATTTGGTCTGGTATATGTTTGCCCAGGTCCTATATCAAATCCATAATCTAAGTATTCTGTAGAATCAAAATCATTCAACCCACCATTAGAAATACCCAACTTAACTGTGGATACATCTGGACCCATATTTACAATCGAAATTGTAACAGAAGACTGGGACCCTGCAGGTGCAGTATAAATGGATTGTTTTGTTGTTCCAGTTGATAATGTATGGCTAAGAACTCCTGATCTTTGTGGATTTACAGTATCACTATATGTCTGCCCATAAAACAAAAAGTTTACATCAGGTTCAGTAGATCTTACAACAAGCTCTTGCCCTTCACCCAAATAAATATTCTCGGTTTCAATAACCTCACCGTATTTTACATAACGATTATACTCAAAATATCTTACATCACTTCCATCTTTATATCCAATCTGAATTCTAGAAGGATCATAATTTTTACTACCAATAGTTATCTTACCTACAGTTAACTTCCCAGCAGGTCCTGTATAAAGGTTGAGTACTGAATTAGGATCTGGTATAATAGAATTTAGAAGTCCAAACGCCATCTATATCAACCGAATACAACAAGTTTAAATATTTATATGATTATTCTTACAGGTCACAAAGGTTTTATTGGTAAAAAATTTCATACCGAATTAGAAAGAAGAGGAAAAAAAGTTTACGGTGTAGAACAATCAGACATACATCACTTTAGAAATTATTTCAAAAGTTGGAATGATGTTGAGATGATCATTCATCAAGGGGCAATATCTTCAACAACTGAAACAAATCTGGATAAAATTTATGAGCACAACATCGACTTCAGTCGATGGTTATTTACGATGGCTGCTAAGCATAGCATACCTGTAAAGTATGCTTCATCGGCATCCGTATATGGAAATCAAGTAGGAATTATTAATCCTTTGAATTACTATGCACTATCTAAAGTAACTGTTGACTACTGGGTTGAAGATAACTTAGACAAGTTTCCACTCATTCAAGGATTCAGATACTTCAATGTATATGGTGATGGTGAAGGGCACAAAGGTAATCAAGCAAGTCCTGTAAGCAAGTTTGCCAAAGAAATTAAAGAAACAGGTAAACTAAAACTATTTGAAGGATCTCAAGACTTCTTAAGAGACTTTGTGTGTGTTGATGATATTGTAAATTTAGTATTAGATAATGGGAAAAAATCTGGTATCTATGATTTAGGTACTAGTGCTCCTGTTAGTTTTCAATTTGTTGCGGAATGCTGCATAAAAAAATATGGTGGAGATATAGAATACATTCCATTCCCCG